TCACCAGCCGAAAAGAGCTGTTGCTGTGTAAATAGTGTATTTACAAGCACCTCTGTTTATGATAGACAGGGTTTGTAAGCAACTTTTGATAGGTAACTCAAATGACAAATGTAACTGAAACAGGTAGCCCATTCGAGCTAATCAGCGACTTCCATAAAGACGCATATGGCTTCCGTCCCAATCAAGCATTCATGGACAACTACCGCACCTGTTCATACGATGAGCGCAAGCGCATCCACAAAGAGCTAAACGACGAGATCGTGCGCAGCGAAAAGGAGCGTTTGGAAGCAGAGGAGCGGGCGCTTGCCAAGCTCAAGTCTGCAATGGTGCAAGCTATTGAGCACCCGACCATGGAAATCAACGGCTGGAAGCCCGCGTTGCTGCATGTGTTGGGCAACCCAACAATCAACCACGACCAAGACCTAGAGCATGAGCTTTGGAGGTGGGGCATCGGGTGGCAAAAGATGCGCGAGATTACACGCAAATACTTTCAACGGGTGCATTAAGCATCCACCCAACCTTGGAGGAACCAATGAGTAAATGGAATGAACTTATTACCGCACAAAAAGCGGAACGCATAGACCTCGTACAGAAAGCACTGGACGAGCATAAAACAAAGACAAACGCTGCGAACAGCTTGGGCATTACACGCCAACAGCTCTATCAGTTTATGCGTCAGCACAAGCTGCAAATCGTGGCGAGAAAATACGTCAGCGACTTAACAAAAGTGGTTGAAGAAATAAGCCCAATAATTACGCCAAGAAAAAAAAGTCAGACAGGTTACAATGATTGAGCAGTGGGACGAGATGAGCGAAAGACACTTCAGAGAAAAGTATCAAGCGCTTCAGTCCTTAAATCAGTCTCGCTATACTCAAACAGAGGCAGCGCGGATACTTGGCATGTCGCCCCGTCGCCTCAATAATTGGGTGAAAGCTTATAAGATTATCTGGATAGTAAAGAGGCAGGGGAGGAAAATCCATGAAACTATCGCCCGCACTAGAAGCGGAATATAAATTCCTTAAACAACAGGTAGACTTTTGGATGGAAGCATGGATGCGCAAAGACGCATCGCCATCAGCACAGCAAAGATACTTTTACGCTAAAGAGGACTTGGCTAAATTTGTTTCAAACAGGCGCAAAGAAGGTTTTAATATATGAATATGTTCACTGAAGAAGAAGTGCGAGAGCGCTGGGAAAAACTTGCTGAAGCTGAACGCAAAAGGATTAAGCAACGGGACGGAGCGAAGCTACCAGACCCGCCAGACCCTAACAAGCCAAAGCCGAAGCTCAAAAGGTATCAACCCGATATGCAAAAGAGCAATTCTTACAACCCCGAACGCTACGAGCAAATCCTTAAACTTGTCAAAGAGGGGCATACCAATAGAGCAATCGGTAGGATGCTTGGGATAAGCGATACAAGCGTTCGCTATTGGAAGAAGCGTTACGGTATGAGTTAATCGTGTGGGCCGCTCTGATGTCACTTGTGATTGCCGATAGGCACCAGAAAGATCAAGTAAGCCATTTACGGATGGTTAAAACTCACTCTCACCGTTCGACCCACTCAACATTTCTATCAAATAAAAACAGGTAAACACAATGGAATTTTTTACTGCTTTATACATTGAATACGCAATACGCGGCAGAGAAATAGAAACCTATTTAATCCTCCCTAGCCATGAAGCTTGTCAAATAGCTATCCGCGACAACGAACACATGTACACATACTTCTTTGCAGATGGTGATGTGAATATGTGGTGCTTGGATACTGGGGTGATTTCAGAAAGTATAAGACCAGTCTTGCGCCCTAAGTCCTGATGTGCAAAGATAAATGTGAAACGATTGGCTTGGTCAGAGGTTTCTCGTTAGGTAAGTGGCTGCCCCAGAAGTTTGATCTGCTTCTGGGGTTTCCTTTTTCAGGATAAAGATGTTTTCAACCAACCATTGCTGCATACGTCTTAGGCCCAACAATGCCATCTACCGTCAACCCTTTAGCGTACTGCCATTCTTTTACTGCCGCTTCTGTGACTTTACCAAATATCCCATCTGCGTCTAGACCGAGAACTTCCTGCACCTTCTCAACCGCGTTCCCAGTTGAGCCAACCTTTAGCAATATTGGGTCAGGCTTTGGAACATACTCGCCTTTCAGAACCTCCATTGCTTTAAAGTAGTGGTGCTTACGATCCTCAATCCCATTGTACCCGCCATTGATCCGCTTTGTCGCTGCACGAATGTCTTGCTTGTCAGCATAGTCATTGAGCTTTCTAGTCTGCCAGAACCAACACGCGCTTTCCAATGCGCCCTTTTTTGTCTCAAGATATTCGATTGTTCGCGCTACGCTTCGGTCAAGTGAGTTGGCAAAAGCTGTATAGTTGTCACGCCCAGTAAGTTGTATGACGCCTCTGCCCCTGAACAACCAGCCATCACCACTTTCGGTGGGGCCGTTACCCATGCGATCAGAATACACGACATTAGCAATGCGTTCAGGCTGACGATGGTAATCAGCCGCGTTTCTATCTGCGTTCTTGAAGTATTTCGGGAATACTGCATCCAAACCTTTCGCGCTGTAATTGAGGTTTTCTGAAAGCACCGTAAAGTTTAGGCTTTCGTGACCGCATTGCGCAAAGAACATAGATATGCGGTTCACCGTAGTTATATCATACTTGGGTAGCATTTCCTGTATTGGATCGACCCAATCTGTCCATTCGTTGTTTCCATGCAACATGTGCTCAATTTTATTATAATCTAGCGTCATTAAAAATCTCCAAGTATAGACGCCAGCAATTGACCACGGTGTTTAAACTCACCGCACTAAACAACATTACCCACTGCCACATTTCCATCATTTTTTCCCAAAGAATTTTGTTGCAGACCGCACAGCAAAGCTTGCAGAAACGATTATGCCCAAAGTCAGCTGATACCACTCTGGCATCGCTTCGAGCGCTACAAACCCCTCTGCAACGGCTGTGCGACCCCATTCTCCACAGAAGCTAAGTATCAATGGGATGCTAAACAGTAAAACTAAGTATTCATCTTTATAAGACTGCGTTGAGCCTTGCGCCATGATCCGTTCCCAATCAGCAACGGATGTTTCCTTGGAAAGCATTATCTTGGCCTTGGCCTCCGCTTCTGTCAGTTTCAGCTTTGCTTCTGCAGCTTGCTTGTCTGCTTTGCCCTTTAACCAACCCCCAGCAAGTTCGGTGAGCGGGCCAATTAATGCTTGTATCATTGCACACCCCTATCTGTTTGGGCCTCTTTGTTCATCCATATGCCAAAGCACCCTGTCAATGCACCCATACACACGCTGACTAGACCCGCCTGACCATTTGTAGGCAATTCCAACCCCATATACCAATGAACTGATTGATAGGTCAGTATAGTCACAACCAACATCATAAGCCGTGGGAAAATCTTGTAATTGTCTATTATGGTGCTCGCCATATTTCTTCCTAGTTTACCGTCATGCTAGGCGAACCGACAGAAACTCCCCCAGCGGTAACATCCTCTGGTTTGCTTTCTTGAGCGGCCTTTACCCTTTTTTCTACTGTTTTGACAAAAGTGTTTTGTATCCACTCTAAAGCCGCCGACTCTTTAGCATAAGCAAATTCTGCATCAGCCATAAGCTTGCGGCACTCTTCGACCCGATTAAGCAAGGCTTTCTCGTTATCCGTTAAGTCTTCAATGCTGTGATCTACACCATTGATTGTTACTTTGTTGTTCATTTTCCACCTTTAAACTCTTATATTGACATATGAGCCCCGCTCTTACTGAGGCTCGGTTTGCTCGCTCATACTATCATAACTTTTGTTGAACGCAAATCTTGCTTGCTAAAGAGGCTATTTGAGTAAAAGGACAAATCCAACAAGACATCCAACGCCGATAACGAACAAAAAGATACCAGCCACCCACTCTGTAATCTTTTGCTTAATTTCCATGCGTCTAAATTCATGGTCTCGCTTTTGCTTTCGGATGTTAGCCTCTATTCTCAAAAATTCTTTCCAATGGCTTGGCCCGAGTATTGCGGGGTGAGAAATAAGGTCACGCAATTCGTCTCTCATTTTTTTAGCTTGCTTCCTAGCAAGAAATACTTCCATGGCTTCAGCTTGGGTGCCACCGCCTAGAGCCTTATACCAAGGTGGCTTCGCTGACATCTTTTCCGCTTGATCAATATCAGCCATGCAATTCGCCCATTGCTGTAGCTGTTGGCCCATATCCTGAAGATCACGCCCGACTTGGACGCCTTTTTTCATAAAATTATATGCGGCCTTTGCGCCCGCAATCGCAACACCAATTTCGATCATGTAATATAAAACCTCGCAGGGCATACATATTCAGGCGGGAACACGTATCGTTTATCATACCACAAATACGGTGTCCTGTCATACCCACAATAAAAAGGCAAATATTGTAAAGATCGATTGCAACAAGGTCACTTCAAACAATCGCGACCAAACAACAGATTATTTTTTAAAGTTTCTAATTTCTTTGAAAAGTTCTTTCTGGTCATCTCTTACTTCTAAGAGCATAGAAGAAAGACTATTTAGCTCTGCTTCAAGTACTTTTATCTTAGTGTGATTGGTAAAAATCATCTTGAGCATTGCATACAACCCTCCAGCAACAGCAAGACATATGGCTACAATCGGGTTAATAATTGCATCAGTCAATGTAACAACTCCAAGTGATTTGCCCTACCATATCAAAATTAAGCTATAGATTCCATAAAAGGTTCTAATTTGATGGCTTGTTAGGCCAGACAATATTATCTGGAAAGCCACTTTGCAACGGTACATCCCGTAAAGCTTGGCGATATGTTGCCCATGATGTTGCATTTACGGGGGCGTCGGGAACTTGCGTCCAATCCGATTGCTGCAAAAGTAAATCCCTTTGCTCCCTTGCGAGTATTATTATTGCTTCATCCGTAAGAGTGTTATCAATAACCTCCTCGCCAATACCCGTAACTATTTGACCATCAACAAGCCGCGATGATTTTAACTCCGCATCAGAAATTGAAGTCTGTACAAGGGTGAAGTTTGGATTTGTCACTGGTGAGGGGGATGTCGTTATTCCCCGAAAGAAGCCTTCATCACTAAACTTTGCATACCGATAGATCATTTTGCTAAAAACCCAGTTTCAAGTGCGCCATCGAATGTGCCGCCTGTTGTTTGTGAACCCCAAGCGCCAGTACTTGTAAAGTATCCAGAACTAATTTTCATCTCCACCGTATATGTTGCGCTTACTGAGGAAACCCAAGGACAAACAAAACTCACTGCTTCCGTGCCTATATATTGATACAAAGTAAAAAAGTTTGAAACTGTACCGCCTGAACCGACACTGCCTACATTTGTCCTCTCTACAAAATTAATGACTTCGGCTAGTGTTGTTGTGCTAACTTTTAACTGAATATAAACACCAAACCTTGCTCCCGTCCCATTTGCAACAAGTTGAGAGGGATTAGGGTGAAATTGAACAGTTGCTCTTGTTATGTTTGCTATACCGCCAATCGCTGCAAAATTTGGGTTTGTTAAAAAGGATACTGGTTGAGGATTAAAGTTTATTCCTTGATTTGGTGTAAGAGTGTTATTAACTACCGTGTCAGTAGCCGTTACGGAAACCGCATTATCGGCAATCTTAATTCTATCAACTGCAAGGTCTTTTATTTTTGCAGTTTCAATAACCGCATTATTCATTTGCGCAGCGTTAGTAATTATCCCAGATGTGGCAAGCAAACCACCCGTTATAGTATTGGCGACGACCTTGTTTCCTGTGATCGTTCCATCAGCAATATCACCGCCATCTGCCGCCGCTAAAGTAAGAACCCACGCGCTCCCGTTCCATTGATATAACTTGCCATCAGTTGTAAGAAATACTTGCTGTCCAGTAAACTCACCAGAAGTAGGTAAAGCGGAAACAGGGGCAATAATATCTATATTTTGATCAATGAAAAGTTGCCTTACACCATTTTCAAAATCATTGTTATCAATGTATTCTGTGGTCGCTGACGCTACTTGGGTAAATCCAGACTTGTTACCGCTAAAATCAACCGCCTTAAGGAAGTAGTATTTGGTTTGAGCCAAGCCCAAGTTCGTCCTTACAAACCTATTGCCCGAAGCCGTACCCACAACAGTAGCGCCAGTGGTAGTGCTTGTTGAGTTCTCGTATACCTCAACATGACTTAAATCCGCATTAGAAGGGTTTGTCCAAGAGATTGTGATATACTTATAACCTCCCGCCGCAGTTACAGCCGTAGGCACACTTGGTGCGGTTGTATCCCCGCCTGATGTTCCAGTCGCCGATGAGTATGG